TTGAATGCCCCGGACCGTGGTAAATTCCTCACCACTTGGTTGGGAAGGGAAGTCTGCGAGACGCCTCAGTCTCCGTCCCTCTTCCTCTGTCGGCTCGCGTTCCAAATCGGATTTGAAACGTCGGACGAGTCGACTGAACCTGGTCTCAGCTTTGCGTCTCTCCAAGAGATACGCCTCAGCCTCTTCCACAGTTGGAGCGGAAGTAATAATAGGTCCCAACATCGTGCGTATTCTCTTATGAGTTTGGCGCAGTTTGAAGGGCTTCAAACCTTCTATTATTCCGTCCCAGAGCGATCGTACGACGTCATGATAGACGAGATCGGTAGCGCTGGACAGGTCGGCAGAAACCATATCACCACTTTGCTCTTTCGAGGCATTGTGGAGAAACTTGTTGATCCGATCAACATTGGGTTCCTTGTCCCAGTCCAGCCAATCCTCCCCATCCAAGAGAGGTTTGAGCTGCCTACGTACGATATCGCCGGTCACGGCAAAGCACGCTGGTGTTTTTGTCAGAGTTCGGGCCTTCCAGCCACGTTCTGGCACTGCCATCGTGTCACCGGACCACTCGCTGCAGAAGCACGAAACCGAGGATATTCGGCAGACTTGGAGATCCTGCTCTTGGAGTGCAGGAAGACTACACAAGTCTACGCCTCGGGATTCGAGAGCCGCTCTTTTGACTCTCAAAGAATCACTCGCGTCTTCAACGAGCTCAGCGAACCTTCCACCATCGAGACGGGAGTTGCCCATAGAAGCTTTTGTTTCGGGCGGTTCCCAGAGAACACCATCTTTTACGAGGTGTTTTCTGTCTCGGATGAAGGTTTCACCAAAGAGGTAGACCTTCTGAAGAAGGTCCTCGTGTTCTCGCTTCGCAAGGGGGTGGATTTCTGGCTTATCGAGATGCGGAACGTTAGTTACCGACTCCCGAAAGGCCGCCAGAGATCGGATGACCACTTCGTGATCACCCTCTGGCAGAAGTCTCCCCATGCGGCCGAATTGGTCGCGCGAGCGGACATTGGATGCCACAGTCTTGCACCACTTAACGAAGGACTTCGGGAGACCGAAGCACTCTTCTTTTCGTGGAGCAATATCTGTGATTGCCCAAACACGGAAGGAATGGGCCATGGCCTTCAAGGCCTTCATGACCATTCCCACCTCTTTGTTCTTGCCACATTGAATGAACCAACGGATAAACTTCCTGACAGGTCGTATATCCGGCAGGGATTTCCGAGAATGAAGATTCTTGAGATATCTCCGCCGTTGGTTGCCATACAATTTAGTGTGGTCTTTTATATCCAGATTACTACAGAGACAAGCCACAGCTGTGAGCTTGATTGCCA